GCGATTGGGGCGATAAAGGCTTAGGCGTGGCATAGCTTGTATTTATGGGCGGTTGACCAATAAATCTAGAACTGCTATAATACATGCTTAACCACTCCAGGAGTATGTTATGAAAGCCGCTAACTTTTTAACAAAGTACACGGGCCCAAAAGGCAAGGGATTTATACAGTCCTATGACAAAATAAAAGCCACAGAAAAATGGGTAGAGTACGCTCTTGACATTGTGGATATGAGCCGTATAATAATGACAGTGGACTTTGACACTAAATGGCGCTTGGCAGAAGCACTAGAAACAGCAGAGCGCAAAAAAGCCTGGATGTACAAGCACAAAAATTTTGACGTCAAACGTGCCGCTAGACTTTTTGACGCTGTCAAGCACTTGCCCAAAACTAAGTAAGGAAACACATGAGTACCACATTCAAAATTAAAATGCTTAATCCACGTAGCGCAGACACCAACATTCTGGGTGGGGAGCCAACTTGGCAAATCCAGCCCACTGACTTTCGCATCAGTAAAATGAGTAATGCATTTAGTTGGTACAATTATTTTTATGGCAAAAAAGATGCCCGTGACATGATTGTAAACTACCTAGAAACACATGACCGCAAAGAAGATGTGCGACTGCTCAAAGGTATTCCAGATTCAGCTATTCGCTTGACCACAGGTTGGTTGTGCCGTATGAGCATGGTGGGCTTGGAACTGCATGACACAGAACAGCTCAAGTTAGAAAATCAACTGCGCGAAATACTAGACAGCAAACAAAACGAAATTGCGCCCGAAGCAGTGGTGGAAGATGCCACACCAAGAATTACCATTCAAGACCGACTGCGTGAAAAAGTAAATGAGTGCATAGGCGAGCTTGACGGTTTGTTTGACGATTTTTTGGAGACAGGTGCCAAGATGTCAGCTGACTACAAGCCTGTTACACTTTTGCGAAGCATGAATGTGGCACCACAAATGGTTAGTATTATTGCAGATGTTTGGAAACGCAAGCTCACAGAGTTTGAGCGTGTGGTAGAAGGCAAAGATGCACAACTGGTGGAGGGTTACAGTCATCTCTCCAAAATTCAACTGCGCAATGTGATCAAGTTTTGCGAAGCTGTGGTCAACGACTGCGGTGCTTATGTGCAGATCAAGAAAGTGGAACGCAAGCCACGTAAAGTAAAGGCAGTACCTCCAGAGAAACGTGCCGCAAAGTTCAAGCACATTGTGGACTTTGCGGAACTCAAACTCAAAGGCTTGCCAGCCGCAAGTCTGGTGGACAAAACAGAAGCTTGGTTGTATGACACCAAGAAACGCAAGTTGATCCATGTTGTTGCAGACAGCCACACACAGGCATTCACTGTTAAGAGCAACAGTATCATTGGATTTAGCACTGTGGATACCATGCAAAAAACTGTGCGTAAACCACAGGATGTTATCAAAGCTGTGCAAGCCGCAGGCAAGCCAGCGGCACGTAAGATATTTAAAGATCTAACTACCACAGAAACAGCATGGAATGCTCGTGGCACTGAGAACCTTGTAGTGCTCAAGAGCTGGTAAATAAAGGGGAACGGAGCTTCCCTTTTATGGCTGACGAAAACACACTGGCACAAGCCAAACAAAACTTAATTGAGTACGTAAAACTCCAACTGGCAGATCAAATCATTGATCTTGAGTTGGACCCTGCTCACTATGAAGCCGCGTATCAAAAAACTATAGGTACCTATCGTCAGCGAGCCAATGCCGCTTATGAAGAAGCTTATATTTTTATGATGTTGGTTGAAGACGAAAACATCTACACACTGCCACAAGAAGTGCATAGTGTGCGTCAAATATTCCGCAGAACTTTTGGCAACAGCACTGGACCGTTTGCAAGCAACTTTGATCCGTTTGCCCAGGCGTCAGTCAACGTTTATCTCATGAACTTCAACACAGCCGGTGGTCTTGCCACTTACGATTTCTACTCACAGTATGTGGAATTGGCTGGACGCATGTTTGGCGCATACATGAACTATACCTGGAATCCAGTTACAAAAAAACTACAATTGATCCGTGATCCCAAAGGCACTGGCGAATCTGTGTTGTTGTGGGTGTACCAACTCAAGCCAGAAATCCAACTGCTTGCTGACTATCAAATTTCACAGTGGATCAAGGACTACATGGTGGCCAATTCCAAGATGATTATTGGTGAAGCTCGTGAAAAGTTTGCTCAAATTGCTGGCCCACAAGGCGGCGGACAGCTAAACGGTGCCGCAATGAAATCTGAAGCCAAAGAAGCCATGGCTGACTTGATTGAGCAACTCAAACTGTATGTGGATGCAAGTCAGCCACTTACCTGGGTAATTGGTTAACAAACAAATTGCAATTCTTGTCAAGCTGTGTTATAATGCAACATGGACTTGATGATCGACATGGAAGGCCTTGCAACAGGCCCCGAAACTTGTATACTTACTATAGCCGCTCAGGCGTTTAACCCATTCAGCGATGGGTATTATCCTGACAAGTTTTACTATGCTCGAGTTGATCTTGAAAGTCAGCCCAATCGTAAAATTGAACAAGGCACAATTGAATGGTGGGCCACTCAAAAAGAAGCACAAGCAGAAGCCTTTGCTGAAGAAGGGCGCATACCTTTGGATCAGGCTCTGGACGGGCTAGGCCGGCTGATTTGGCACTCCAAGCGCATTTGGGCCCAAGGCCCCACATACGACATGACCATTCTAGAACATGCTTACAAAAGCTACAACAAGCCCATCCCTTGGCAGTACTATTCAGTTCGGGACAGTCGTACAGTTTTTAGTCTATGGCCTGGACTTGAAAAACCGCCCACAAGCCATCATGCACTAGAAGACTGCCGCAGACAAATTGGCTTGTTGCAAGACACTCTTAAATATTTCAACATAAAGGAACTGGCATGATCATTGGCATCTGTGGTTTTATTGGTTCTGGCAAAGATACCATAGCTGATTATCTTGTGAATTTGCATCACTTTCGTAGAGAAAGTTTTGCCAACAGTTTGAAAGATGCAGTGGCACATGTGTTTGGTTGGGACAGAACCATGCTGGAAGGGCGCACTAAACAAGCTCGTGAATGGCGTGAGCAAGTAGATCCTTGGTGGGCAGAACGCTTGAACATGCCTAATTTAACACCTCGCTGGATACTACAATACTGGGGTACAGAAGTGTGTCGTCAGGGCTTTCACGATGATATGTGGATTGCCAGTTTGGAAAACAAATTACGTAACAGCCAAGATGATGTGGTTATTAGCGATTGCCGTTTTCCCAATGAAATCAAAGCCATAAAAAATCAAGGCGGTATGATTATCTGGGTGCGTCGTGGAGAGTTACCCAGTTGGTATATTATGGCCTGTAAAGCCAATGACGGAGACATATTTGCCGCAGAAAAACTCAAATCGCTAGGGATACACGCTAGTGAAAGTTCGTGGGCAGGTACAAAGTTTGATGCTATTCTTGACAATAATGATACCCTGGATCACCTTTATCAACAGATCAAGCGTCTGGTTCAAGATCTCCCAAACGCCACGGCAAGTCACTCCTAGCAACTTCCTCCACACAGTTTTTGCAGATTGATTTTAGATTTTTCAGCGCCACGTTGTTTAGATCACCGTCAGCATGATACACCAACATCTGTGCTGAATACCTGGCCTTGAAGCCACAACGGTCACACTGCATTTTTTTCTTATAGCCCGCTTGCTCCCAGCGGGCTTGCCTCTTCTTGAGTCCGCGACCCTTGCGTTGACAAGTTTCGCAACGACTGCGATAGTGTGTGCGATCTTCTTTGATGTAGTTCACAGCACAGGGGCGTTGGTTGCAGGCCTGACAAATGGGTCTCATGGTGTATTTAGTGTCTGGACCTTTGCTAAAGGGCGGCGTAGAACACCATTTTTGGCATTTACCAATAAATATCTACAACTTGAAAAGGAATTCATTATGGCTCTAGTATCTCCAGGCGTAGAAGTAACAGTAATTGACGAAAGTCAATACATACCTTCAGCTGTTAACACAGTACCTTACTTTATGGTTGCCACAGCGCAGAACAAAGTATCTAGTGACGGTATCACTGTTGCGGCCGGTACACTTGCGGCAAACGCAAATAAAACTTACTTGATCACCAGCCAGCGTGATTTGGCAGCCACATTTGGTGTTCCGTTCTTTTACAACACCACAACTGGCACACCAATCAATGGTTACGAGCTCAACGAATATGGCCTGCTTGCGGCATACTCTGCCTTGGGTGTGTCAAATCGTTGCTATGTGCAACGTGCCAATATTGACCTTAGCGAACTAACTGCTAGCTTGAATCGCCCTGTTGGCAACGCAGCCAATGGTACATACTGGCTTGATACTGCTGACTCAAGTTTTGGTATTTTTGAATGGAATCAAACCACAGCAGTTTTTGAAAACAAAGTACCTTTGATTATTACTGACACCGCTGAAGTCACAAACTTTAGTGGTGGCAACCTAACCCCTATTGCATCTGTTGGCAGCATTGGTGACTATGCTATAGTTGCGGTGACCACTGTGTTGCAAGGTTATTACAAGAAATATGACAATACCTGGGTCCTGATCGGTGATGACGACTGGAAAATGGCTTGGCCCACAGTGGCTGGCTCCAACGCACCGGCTACCTTGACTGTTGGTGCCAACATATACATCAATGACAACTTGGTCACAGTTGGTGCCACAAATACCGTTGCTGGCTTTGTTGCAGTTATTAATGCGGCTGCTATTGCTGGCGTTTTTGCTAGATCAGTAAATGGTCAGCTGTATCTCTATGCTGACAGCACCGCAGCCAATGACGGCTCATCACTGACAAACAATGGTTTGATTGCAGTTGATCCAGGCCCAAACAGCGGCGCGGCTTTGTTGACTGCCCTGGGTATCACCACAGGTGAATATGCGGCACCAGAATACTTCCCAGGCTACAGTTACCAAGCTCCACGTTGGAGAACAACTGACACTGACGGCGGCCGCCCAACTGGTTCTGTGTGGCAAAACGTAAGCGTGGCCAACAATGGTATGAGCCTGGCTGTTAAATCATGGAGCACTGCTCTTGGAACTTGGGTGCAACAGGCTTGCCCAGTATACAATGGCGATAGCGCCGCTATCTATGGGCTAGATCCCACAGGTGGTGGTAAAAATATTCCTGTAGGAACTACCTATGCAAGTCCAAGAGCATTGTTCTATCAAACAACACCATTGGTAACATTGGCTTTTGAAATTTATGAGCGCATTGCTCTGGGCCAAACAGTTGTTACTGGTACTACTGCATTTACTTCAACTGAAAATGCATTTGTAACCGGTGACCAATTTACTATGGCAGCTACTGAACCAGGAACTGCTACTAGTGTTTCGGCAACTGTGACCTTGGGTGGCCAGACTGTAAGTGCTTTCTTAGCCGCAGTCAGCGCCGCAGGTATTGCCAACGTCAGTGCGTCAGTGAACACAGCTGGTAACATTGTGTTCACACACGCCACTGGTGGTAGTATTAGCCTGGTAAACTCTGCAGGCGACGTAGCAGTGACCACAGCTGGTTTTACTTCTGCAACACCGTATGTTCGTCCCAACACACAAGTAAGTGGCGGCGTGGTACTGACAAACTTTGTGGGTACACCACAGTTTACATACACAGCCAGCGACACTGCTCCGGATCAAGATCCAGCAGACGGTCGTCTATGGTACTACAGCTCAGTGAGTGATGCAGATATCATGATTCAAGACAACGGAACCTGGCAAGGTTATCAAAACGTAACCAACGATGCTCGTGGTTACGACTTGAGTTTGACCAATGCTAGTGGACCAATTATTGCGGCAACTGCACCAACCACACAAAATGACACAGCTGAGTCACCATTGGCCTACGGCGATTTGTGGATAGACACTAGCGACTTGGAAAACTATCCCAAACTCTATCGTTGGGAACCAGTAAGTGGCACTGATCAGTGGGTAGAAATTGACACCAGCGACCAAACCACACAAAGTGGTGTGTTGTTTGCTGATGCTCGTTGGGCACCAAATGGAACTACAGACCCTGTAGCAGATGCTTACCCAACTATTGAAAGTTTGCTCACAAGTGACTACTTGGATCTAGATGCTCCAGATCCTGCACTGTATCCACAAGGTGTATTGTTGTTTAACACACGTCGCTCAGGTTACAACGTCAAGAGCTTCCAGAGCAATTACTTTAATGCCACAGATTACCCTGATGATACATTGCCTGTAGTTACCAGCACATGGCTCACAGCCAGTGGCAACAAAGACAATGGCAGCATGTGGTCAGGTCGCTTGGCACAGCGTCAATTGATTGTGCGAGCTCTCAAGAGCGGTGTTGACACTTCAGTTGCCGCACGTGAAGAACAAAACGGATTCAACATCATTGCAACACCTGCATATCCTGAGTTGACACCAAACATGATTGCATTGAGTAACGAGCGTAACAACACACTGTTTGTTGTGGCCGACACACCAATGCGTCTTGGTGCAGACGGCAACAGCCTTGTTGAGTGGGCAACCAACAACAATGGTCTGGGCTTGATCACTGAAGATGGTAACTCAAGTACCAGCAACTATGCAGGTGCTTTCTATCCAAGTTGCCAAACAAATGACCTAAGTGGTAACACTGTGGTACAACCTCCAAGTCACATGATGGTACGCACAATTCTGCGTAGCGATGCAGTGAGCTATCCATGGTTGGCACCAGCAGGCACACGTCGTGGTGTGGTTGACAATGCTAGCGCAATTGGTTACATTGAAGCAACTACAGGTGAATTCCAGCAGATTGGTGTGAGCCAAAGCATTCGTGATATACTGTACGAGCGTAACATCAACCCAATTACCTTTATTCCAGGTGTGGGTATTGTTAACTTTGGTAACAAAACCACTACTACCACAACCACTGCACTGGATCGTATCAACGTGGCACGACTGGTTGCATTCTTGCGTGGTCGATTGGAAGAAGTTGGCAAGTTGTACTTGTTCGAGCCCAACGATGAAATTACTCGTAACGAAATCACCAACACTGTTAATAGTTTGATGATTGACTTGATTGCCAAACGTGCAATCTATGACTACCTAGTGGTTTGTGACTTGAGCAACAACACGCCAGCACGTATTGATCGCAATGAGTTGTGGGTTGATATTGCCATAGAACCAGTGAAAGCGGTGGAATTTATCTATATTCCATTGCGCATCAAGAACACTGGTGAGATCTCTGGTGGAGCGTAATAGAGAAATGGGGGCTGTTTTTTCGGCCCCCAGTTCAGGTAAATAAACATATAGGAGATAACGAATAATGGCAAGCGCATCACTTAACAAAATGTCAGTACCACTGGGAGGGCAAGCCACCCAGGGCCTATTGATGCCCAAGCTCAAATATCGATTTAGAGTATTTTTTGAGAACTTTGGCATATCAAAGCCCACAACAGAATTGACCAAGCAGGTTATCAGCGTAGCTCGACCAAACTTGACATTTGAAGAAATTGCAATTCCTATCTATAACAGCACACTAAAGCTGGCTGGACGTCATACCTGGGCAGACGTTGCTTGCTCTATTAGAGATGATGCATCAGGCAGTGTGACCAAGTTGATAGGCGAACAGTTCCAGAAACAAATGGACTTTTTAGAAATGGCATCTGCGTCATCAGGAATTGACTACAAATTCTTGACCAAGATCCAGGTACTTGACGGTGGCAACGGAGCTTCAGAACCAGTGGTTTTAGAAACCTGGGAACTGTATGGCTGCTACCTCAAAGGCGCAGACTACGGTGAATTGAATTACAGTAGCAACGAAGCAGTCACAGTTAACTTGACCATTGCTTACGATAACGCCAACCAGTCACCTAACGGTAGCGGTGTTGGTACAGAAATTGGTAGAACCCTTGGTGACGTTGTAACAGGCGCGGGCATTGGTAATACCTAAGGCAGGTTAATATGCCAACATTTGGCCAGGAATTCTTCAAGGGATTCACCACAGTTGACAGTTTGCGTGATTATCGTCACGCAAACAAAACCTTTACCGCAAATTCGTTTGAGCTCAAGCCACGGTACAAGTTTTTATTCCATGTCAGCTTTACACTAAACTATCAAGAGATCCCAACTTTAAAAGCAGCCATGGGATCAGACGGTGTTAAAAATGTCAGTCTTGTGGTAAAAACAATTGACCTTCCCAAGTACACAATAGCCACTGAGACGCTTAACCAATACAATCGTAAACGTGTAATACAAACCAA